AATTACAAGGTATCACCGGTGCTATCAAAGCTGGGCAAGGCATGGGCACAAGTGGACAAAGTTTGATGCAACCACGCGGCGGTTCCACACCCAGTCAAATTAAGATCAAAGACGAAAACGGTCAAGAACATGCCTATAAACAAATTGGACAAAAATGGTACGATAAAGATAACAAAGAAGTACCACCAGCTATAGCGGCCATGTTAACTCAACAAGCAAAACAACAAGCCGCGCTAGGCAAAGACAAAAATGCCGCGCCTCTTGCAGGTCCACAAGGTGAAATACCCGGTGCTAAACCACCTGTACCTGCTAAACAAGAGCCAGTTAAAATTGGCGGCCAGACATTAGATCCTAAGAATCCTGCTGATAAGAAAATTATCGATCAGGTGCAAGCTCAGCAAGGTGGAGCACAAACCCCGCCTGCCTCTACACCTGCAACTCCTGCCACAGCTCAACAGCCAGGCGCAACACCTCCTGCTAAACCAGGTGCATTAGATCCGCGTGATCTTAACAAAGACGGCACAGTTGATGCAACAGAGAAGTCTATTGCTAGAAATCAGGCCAAGACAGGTGCAACACCTCCTGCACAGACGCCTACTACAGCCGCAACACCTCCGGCCGCACCTACAGCACCAGCCGGTCAGAGCCCTGAAGACATCCGCAAGGCCAAGCAAGCTGATGCCGCAACGGCGGCACAAGGACAAATGGCCGCTTCTACACAGCAAGCTCAGACAGCAAGCAATGATGTGATGAACCGTATGACCAAGCAGTTGGGTGCACCACCCGCAGGCGGTCCCGCGCAGACTACACCAAACTTCGGCAAACAAATGACTGGCTACGGTAAAACTACAACAAATGCCCCCACAGGCATTCCTGCTGTTGCGAAACCGGCGGTACCTGCCACTACCAATGCTACCACACAACCAGCACAACCGGAACCACAAGGTACAGTATTAGATTTAGATCAGTACAAGAAAGATCAAGCCGCTAAACAAGCACAGACAACCCAACCAGCCAAGCCAGGATTCTTACAAACAGCAACTGATAAAATTGCGGCTAAAAAAGCCGCACCAGAACCAATGGTTACAGCCAGCATTGACTTCAGTGCCGCATTGTTACGCAAAATGAAGCAACGAGTATGATGTTAACTGAAGGTGGAAACATATTTAAAAATGCCGAGGGTGCTGAACTCACTCGTCGCATTGTTCGTGCTGAAATTCCTACCACTATTGCTTGGCTAGAAAAAATCACTGGATTGGATTTCAGTGAAGAACGGGACGAAGAAGATGTTCCTACCAAATGGCTAGGAAGCACAGGACGCAAAGACGACAGTGGTGACTTGGATCTAGCAGTTGACGACAAGGCTATTACCAAAGAAGTATTGGCGGATGTACTGAGTCGTTGGTGCCAACAACAAGGTATTCCCCCAGATCAAATACGCAATCGTGCCAAAACAAAAGCGGCTCCTGCTTGGAAAGAAGGTTGGATTGAGTTAACTGGTGACAGCGTACACTTTAAAACACCCATCAATGGCAATGCCAAAAATGGATTCGCACAAACAGACTTTATGTTTGGCGATCCCAAGTGGCAAGCATTTGCCATGAAAGGTGCCCGACAAGGCGACCAATACTCTGGCATGAGCAAACAAATTATATTGTCCAGCATAGTTAATGCTGTTGCTCCTGAACTAAAGTGGAGTTACAAACATGGGCTGGTTGACCGTGCCACAAATCAAACTATAGAAGGCGGCCAGGATCCACAGATGTTGAGCCAAGTAACAGGCATTCCGTTAGCCAGTTTAATGTCAGCAGACAAGATCATTGCGGCCATACAACGGCGTCCAGACTACCAAACAATCATCGCCGCGGCCCGTGAAACTTTGGGCAAGAGTGGTATACAACTTCCGGAATCGGCACCCATGGCTGGCTCGGCCAATTGGTTCCGTGTGATGGCCGATCGCATATGAAACTAGATTTTTTAGATTATATATTTGAGGCCGGCGAAGGTCCTCGTATTCCGCACCCCGAGGACAGTATCTTTGCAGGCAGTGCGGCCGCAACTAAATCCATAGGTGCCTTAAAAGAAATCATTGCCAATCCTGGTGCAGGCAGCATCAAGTGGGATGGCGGAATTGCGCTATTCTTTGGTCGCAATCAGGCAGGCCAGTTTGTATGTGCTGACAAGTACATGCCAGCCAAAGGAGTGTATCCCACTAGCCCTGAAGCCTGGGTAGAGTACGATCGTCAACGCGGTGCAGACCGCAGTGACCTGTATGCCAAGATTGAACTAATTTGGCCAGGACTAGAAGCCGCGGTGGGCTCAACACAGGGCCTATTCAAAGGCGACTTGATGTGGACTGGTGTGTTGCAACCACAAGACGGCCAGTATGTTTTTGGGCCTGTAACAGTACAGTATCGGATTCCTGTGGCTAGTGCCCTGGGCAAATTGGTTGCAGGCAAAGTTGGCGGTTTAGTTGTACATCAATTCAATGATGCTCCGTGGGATGGCAAAACAGGATTAAGCAACGCAGGCAATGTTGCTATATTAACACCCACAGCAGGCATTACATTCACACTAAAGAATCCGGTCAAGTTATTGTCAGACGCAGAAAAAGCAGTTGCCATACAGGGTAAACTAGCAGACGATTTCATGGCGGGTCTTGCAGGCACAGTCAAGAGTGCAATACAGACCTACATGAACAAGAAGATTACTAAACAAACTAACGATGAATTGGTGCAGTGGTTACCGAGCAATGTCAGCAACAAACAAGTGCAGTTGCTAATAGGTGCCAATAACGATGGGTATTTGATGCAAAATGAAGCAGGACTCACGGCTGTTTTTACTATTTGGAACGCAATTTACCGCCTCAAGGACAACCTGTGTCAACAGTTAGAACCGCAGGTCAAGGGCTTTGAACAGTGGACTGGCGGACAAAAAGCCGGCGAAGGATTTGTATTCCCCACTAGTCAGGGCTTGATTAAACTGGTAAATCGTGCCGGCTTTGGTGCGGCGCACTTTAACAAGTAATTTACTATATTAAGTTGATAAATATGTGCATGAGGCGTAAGCCCGTATAATTTAAAGGAAAATAACATGGCAGAAGTAACTAAAACCAATGGTGATACAGGGGGTATTAATAATGTAGGCGGTGGTCGCGCCTTTGCAAACGCAACAATCATCAACACCGGGATATCTAGTCCCCTTACTGCTTATAATTTGCAATTTGTTGGTGGAAATTTAGCACCCGAACTGGGTCGCGGTGGCAATGGCACAGCCGGAGCAGTAGAGACATTATTAAATGCAATTTCAGGTAATGCATCAATCTTGGCATACCAAGTTGATACAGGTGCTACAACCGCTAATTGTCAATTAAGTGTTATTACTGAACGAAGTAGCTGGCCAAACATTGCATTTATGCAAGCAAACTTAAGAACTGTACTAGCGGCTAATATTGGTGCATTCGGACCAATTACAACAACAACTATGGATGTAAGAAACATTGGTATTAAATTAGCGGCTAGTTAATTTAGTATCACCTAGTTTTTTTATCTAAATGATAAATATTTACATGAGGCTATACGCCCATATATTTTAAAGGAAAAACAAAATGGCAGAATTTACAAGAACAAACGGTTGGGCAGTTGCCGGCGCAGGTGGGGAATTTGTTGGACGCGATATCAAATTCGTAAAATGCACGGCAACAGGTTTGCATACCGCTTATGCGGCAGCAGGCAGCAACTTTGAAAAGGCAGTTAATGTTTTATCCAAGTATTGTACAGTTACGATAGTTGGAATTCCAGTGTCTGATAACGCTGTATTCATGGTTGAAGGTTTACCAACTAAAGTTGGTGATAGTTCAGCAGACCAAAGCGGTGGCACAGCAATTGCTACTAAACTAGCAACTGATGCAGATGCAGCCAATGGTTTGACATCTACATGGGTAGTTTACAACGGCCTAAGCGGCGCAACTTTTGCTTAATTTTTAAATCAAGCAAAGATAAAAGAGCACAGTTTCGACTGTGCTTTTTTTATGGCCATAAGTACTAGCATGAGCAACTTAGAATACTTTACAATAATTACACTGGTTGATATTACCAGGACTGGTATAACTCGTAACTATGCTGGAGAAGAACATTCACGCAACCAACAGCGTAACTGGGAAACAGTATTACAAGTACTGGGTATACGAGCTCAACCCACTGTTACCGATGGTCCCATCACAGACACAGTTGAAGAGTTTGTTGTTAAAAATTTGTTTGGGGACATGTACTCCGGAGAACAGCGTATATGGGCCGCAGGGTTCAGCATTGAACACAGAGATGTTTATAAAAAAGATGATGATCAGTTGGCACTATTAGAAGAAGATTTTAATCAAGTACCTGTTATCACAGGCCTGGATGAAACAGCTAGATTTATACTTCCCATCTTTTATAGTCACGGTGCCATCAAGAACATTGCATTCAAGCCCGGCTTGTTAAGATAAACATTACTTATATCATTTTAGTACAAACACTAAATACTACATTGATGCTACGGCACCATCAAGGCTCACAATTACGGCTTACTTAGGCACAAAGAAACGCATCGCTCATTTTGAAAGCGAATTTGGAGTATGGCCACCGATATTGAAAAGAAAAGCCTTGAGGCGCACGTAGAACTTTGCGCTGAAAGGTATGAACAATTGGACAAGAGATTGATAGGGGTCGAAACCCGAATGGAAAAAATTGAGGGCCATATGGTGGACATCAAAGAAGCCATTGAACAGTCCAACAACGGCCAAAGCAAACAATTAATCGCTATTGGAACCACCATCATTGGGGTACT